ACATAATGGAGGTTATATTGATATTCATACCAATCCCCAATATGCTCCCAGAAAACAATCTATTATTGATTTTGTAGTTCCAGAGGATAGGCGTAATCAGGGTATTGGTGATACACTTATTAAGAAGGCTATTGCTAAACATAATGATTTAGGTGGCCAAGTTTCTTCTCTAGCATCATTAAAAGTATTGCATAATAATGGATTCCGTAATCCTGAATTATCTAATGGTTCCTTTGAAGATCATGTTAAAGAATTTCATGAAAATGGAGGTTCTTTATTCTTAGCACATAAAAATTCTAATGGAGATAAATTTATATGAATCTAACTTATACAAAATTTGGGCGTATGATTCCGACCAATAAAAATCCATTAATTTGGTATAGTGAGTTTGTCGAAAAATATCAATATTATGGATTAAATACTGCTAATAGAATAGCCGCGTTTATGGCTCAATGTGGTCACGAAAGTTTAGATTTTACTGTTATTAAAGAGAATCTTAATTATAGTGCCGAGGGATTATTAAAAACTTGGCCAAAAAGATTTAATAATAGTACTGCTAAACAATACGCCAGACAACCAGAGAAAATTGCTAATTATGTTTATGCTAATAGAATGGGCAATGGTCCTGAATCTTCTGGTGATGGCTGGAAATATGCCGGTAAAGGAATAATTCAATTAACTGGTAAAGAAAACCAAACTAAATTTGCAAAGAAATACAATATACCATTAAATGATCCATTAGATGATCTATGTGATGTATGTGATTATCTATTAACTCCTGAGGGTGCGTTATTATCAGCCTTTTCTTTTTGGGAAGATAATAATTTGAATAGTTTAGCAGATAAAAAAGACATCATTAATATGACTAGAGTAATTAATGGTGGAGAACACGGCCTAGATGATAGAATTAAAAGATTTCTAAAAAACCTAAAAATTATGCAAGAAATTTAATGACTAAAGAATATAAAACTTTATTATTAGAGTTAAAACCTATTATATTAGGTGAAATACAGAATAATGCCTATTTTACTATTGAGCCTTATATTAGTAATAAGTATGAAAAAATTACAGAATCTTTTTATAATTTTGGTTGACATGGGTAGTTCTGGGTAGTATAATGATCTTAGGTTAAATATAGGAATAAACTAAAGTGAAGACTGACTTTGATGCTTTTTTTAGTGGTGCTGCCGAATTGTCTCCTGAATATGCCAACCATATTTTGGATTATATTAATTCATGTAATTCTTTGGAGGAATGGTATGATTTTGCGGCAATGTATATGGGAATGTCAGTGTGAAAAAGATTGGTGTTTATATTTTTGCTGAGGAATATTTTCCTGTATATGAAATACAATATCCTGATAATGATGATGAATTATCAGAAATTCGATACAAAATTCCCAAAGATTTATTAGATGAATATTGTTTAGCAATTAATAATTTTGCTAATGTTCAGAAAAGACTTGCAGAATTTATAGGGGCTAAAAACTATTATTTTCCCGGAACAGTTATCGAAACAAAAAAGTAATATAACATTTTTTATTGGAGATTTTGATATGGTTAAAGTGGCTATTTACGAAGACGAATTAGACCCAGTTTATTATTTATCTGATACTGATGATGATTTACTTTTTGTTGAAGTATCAGAAGAGTTTTATACTGAATATAAAAAGACTGCTAAAAAATTCAAAGAATTTCAAAATGAACTTTATGAATTAAGTAGAAAAATGTATGCTAAGGTAGAATAAAAAATGATTAACATGGGCGTATATAAGGATGAATGGTTTCCTGTTTATTATCTTAATCTAACTGATAATAACGATATACGTATTGAAGTATCAAAGTCTTTTTATAAAAAATATGCAAAAGTTATGGGGGAATTTGTTGATTGTCAAGATACACTTGCTAAATTGTATGATGAAGCAATCGATAAAATGAACAAAAAGGAGAATAAAAATGGTTAAAGTGACCGTTTATAAAGATGAGTGGTATCCTGTTTATTCTTTAGATACTCGTGTTGATGTTGATAGATATGTCGAAATATCAGAATCTCTCTATAAGAAATATACAACAGCCGCAAAAAAATTCCTTTTATGTCAAGACGAACTCAGCGAATTATATAAAGAAATGCATAGGAAAGGAGAATAAAAAATGAATGAATATCGATTTGATATTAATGATAATGTAATGAAAATTGGTGGTAGTTATCAAGCAACTGGTATTATTAAAGCCAGATTTTTAGCGGATGATGGTAGTCCTAGATATGTATTTCGATTTGATAATCCAGCAGGTTTATTACATATTTTTAATGAGAAGCAATTGAGTAAGGAATATTAAAAAATGAAAGTGTCAATTAGTAAAACTGAATTGTACCCTGTTTATATATTATATTTAGAAACTAATTCTATTGAGAGAGTAGTAGACGTTCCAGAGTCTATTATAAAAGAATATTCAGAAATATTTGTAGAATTTTATAAAATACAAGATAAAATAGAATCATTATATAATGGAGCAAAAAATGAGTAAAATGTCTGTTTATGAGGTAGAACTGTTTCCTGTTTTTGTATTACACCCTCCTAATCCTACCGGCAAAATAGTAGAAGTTCCAGAATATCTTATACAAGAATATACTGAAATATCTCAAAAATTTGATAACATGCAAGATAAAATAGAATCATTATATAATGACCCAAAAAATGGTTGAAGTAAAGATTTCTGAAACTCAATGGTGGCCTACTTACGAAATAAATGATAAAGATGATCTTTCTAGCGGCAAAAAAACATTAATATCAGAAGAATTATTAGAGGAATGGGAAAATTTAATGTTTAAGTTCTATGATATACAAGAGAAATTAGAGAGGCTATATAATGACGTTTGATGAATATTATTTTAATTTAGTATATGATGTTCTAACTACTGGTGAAGTATCATCTAATAGGACTGGTATTGATACTCTATATAAAAATGGATTATATATGGAATTTGATATGGCAGAGGGTTTTCCATTATTAACTACTAAAAAAGTACCCTGGAAAAGTGCCTTCGGTGAAATGTTAGGTTTTATTCGTGGTTATACTAATGCAGCAGATTTCAGAAAATTGGGGTGTAATGTCTGGAATGCTAATGCTAATGAAAATACAGAATGGTTGAATAATCCTAATAGAAAAGGAATTGATGATCTTCAGCGCATATACGGGTACAGATGGAGAAATTGGCATAATTGGACAGAAATTGTTCCCCGAAAAGAAGAAAAACCCGTTCAAATTCCTCCACATGTTGTTGTATCAGAGCAATTACCAATAATTTTTTCCACAAGTCCATACGCCACTAAAGTTGGTAATGTATATAAGACAAAAACGTGTGGAGAACTGCGGGTAATTGAATATCTTATTGAAAAAGGGAGATACAAAATTCAATTTATACGATCTGGATATGTTAAAGAAGTGGGTTCATCTGAATTAACTACTAATATCAACCGATGTCGTATTAAAGACCCATATTATCCAACTTGGGCAAATATTGGAATACAGGGTGAGAAAACATCCGAAGAATTAACAGAACTATTATTACCAACATGGCGCCAGATGTTAAATAGATGTTATGCCCCTAGCCAACAAAAGTGCAATAATTGGTATATAAATACGTGGGTGTGTAATCGTTGGTTAGAATTTGAAAATTTTGCAGAAGATGCTCAAAAATTACCAAGATGGCATTTGAAAATATTAGAACCAAAAATGTATACACTTGATAAGGATTATTTGGGGGGTAAATATTATGGTCCTGGTACATGCCGTTGGAGCACTAATAGTGAACAAATGATAAATTCATCTAATTGCGCAACAATTAAAATTTCTAATTCTGCTGGGGGGTATTTTTTGGCTAAAGGTGTAAGACCTATATCTGAACTACTTGAAAATAATATTTCACTTATACAAAATTGTCTAAATAAGACACAGCATCAATCTAAAGGTTATACTTTCGAGTATGTTAATGAGTTTGTATCTTATTCTAAAGTAGATCAAGTTAAAGAAGTGTATGCAAAGATTAAATCTAATTACGATGATAGACGATTAATTATTGAGGGTTGGCATCCAGCAGAATTAGATATGCAAGCATTACCAGTATGCCATAAATCTCTTCAATTTTCATTAAGAAATAATAAAACCACACTAGATTTGTTTATCTATGTCAGAAGTAATGATGTTGGATTAGGTATGCCTTTTAATGTTGCTCAATATGCTTGGTTACTTCATCTAATGGCAAAAATTACTAACCATACTCCTGGTAAATTACTTTATTTTGCTATGAATTATCATATCTATATTAATCATATCGAACCATTGAAAGAATTATTAACTAGAAAATGGAAAGAAACTCCTATATTAATTTTAGATGACTGTGTAACTGATTTGAATTTCCTAGAAACTACTGAATTACCTATTGATAGTTGGACTCATATCGAAAATTATGATCCATGGCCTAATATTAAAATGGAGATGGCGGTATAAAAATTGCCCGAAGGTTGCCCTAGCGGTTGCCCAACGAATATTTGCTTTTCCCCCAGAACTTTGTTATAATAAATTCTATCAACAAATAGAGGAACTACAATGAAGCACAAATATTATAATGTAATTATGGCATGGGCTGAGGGTAAACCTATTCAATATCAAAATTACCTTAATTGGTTCGATCTTGAGGAAGGAGAATCACCTAATTTTGAAACACCACACGTTAATTGGAGAATTAAACCAGAAACTAGGAAATATCGAGTAGCCTTATTAAAAGAACTTAAAGCAGGTTTCTACTATACCGCAAATGATGATGGTTATGGGACTGAAGATTTAGAAAATTCACCAAATTTTGTAAAATGGCTAACAGATTGGATTGTATATGAGGTTGAAGAATAAAAAATGAATAGTGATTGGGATTGGTTTGGCTCTTTTATGATACCCATTATATTTCTAGTACTTGGTTATGTGGGGTTTGGTTTTTATATGGGTGGTCTATATTTTTCAAATACTGGAGTAGAAACTTTCAAAAAACAAGCTATAGAAAATAGTTGTGCTCAGTATAATCCAACTAACGGTAATTTTGAATGGATTAAAAGGTAATATTTAATGCTAGAGAAAATTAAAAAATCTCATTGGTATATTATTTTTAATAAGAAAATCGAAGACTATGGGTTTGTAATATGTTATTATATTGCAGGAATACAAATTAAAACTGAAGAATTTATTGCTAAAATTAAACAAAGGTAATATTTAATGCAAGTATATTTTAGAAAAAATAACGATAATATTGATGAATTTGATGAATGTGGTAAACATTTCCTAACAGTAGATTGCAGAACTAAATTATTACCTAATAATGATACTGTTATTTGTAGATATTCAGCATTACCCTTTAATAAAGAATTATCAGAAGATTTACACAATCTAAAATTATCACCTATTAATAATGTATATGAACATTATTATATCGCCGGTATGGAATGGTATGATGATATTAAACTATATACCTTTCCTACCTATTTTAATATTATTGATATCCCCGAATCTGCCTATCCTCTAGTAATTAAAGGAAAAACTAATTCCCGTAAATTCGAATGGGATACAAAAATGTTTGCAAAAGATAAAAAAGAAGTGTATAATATTACTTCTGAATTGTTAAATGATCCTCTTATTGGAACTCAGGGATTGGTTTATCGACAATATGTTCCCCTAGAAACTTATGAAATTGGTATAAATAGTATACCAATGACTAATGAATGGCGCTGTTTTTTCTATAAGGGAATTTTAGTAGATTATGGCTATTATTGGGCCTGCCTCGATGACCTTGATAAAATAAATTCTAAAGATTTTGAGGAAACCGGCCTATATCTTGCCTATTCAGTAGCACAAATTATTAAAGAACATACTAATTTTTATGTTATTGATATTGCTAAAGATATTAATGGAAAATGGTGGGTAGTAGAAATTAATGATGGTCAAATGTCTGGATTATCTACTATCCCTATTGAACGATTTTATTATAATTTGAAAAGAATAGTAAACAGATGATATATTTAGATTTAGATGGAGTATTTGCCAATTTTAATTTAGCAGTAAAAGAATTGATTGGTAAATATCCTGGTGAAATTGATCGTAAAACTCTCTGGAAAAGTGTTCAATTAGTTCCAAATTTTTATTATAGTTTAGAATTAATGGGTAATGCTAAAGAAAGTTTTGATTATATTTATAACAATGCTTTAGTACCAGTAGAAATTTTAACTGCATTACCTTCTCCTGCCAAATATCTTAGAACTGCTAGTAATGATAAAATGCAATGGGTTAATGATTATTTATCAGAAAATGTCATTACTCATTGTGTAATCAATTGGCGAGAAAAAGCGAATTTTGCTACTAATGCTAATGATATATTAGTAGATGATCAGTATAAAAATATTATAAATTGGGAAGAAAAGGGTAGTATCGGAATTCACCATCATAATTTTTTGGCGACAATTAATTTATTAGAAAATTATGGTGTAATTAAATAAAAAAAACAGGAGAATTTTATGACAGAGTTTGTGGATGCGTTTTCTGAAGATATTTGGGAACAAACATATAAAGACCATAATGATATTACAGTAGATGACACTTTTAGAAGAGTGGCTAAGGCTATTGCTACCGTAGAGAATACACCAGAAAAACAACAAGAATGGGAGGAGAAATTTACTGATTTATTATCTGATTTCAAAGGAACTAGCGGCGGAAGAATTTATGCTAATGCTGGAACAGATTTCAAGGGAACTACGCTTATAAATTGTTTTGTAGCATCCAGGAATATTAATGATTTAGATAGTCTCGATCAAATTGTTGATGATGTTAAACGGCAAGCACTTACGTTGAAAAGTGAAGGTGGTTGGGGTCAAAATTTTAGCTGGATTAGACCTAGAGGATCATTTATTCATGGTATTGGGGTAGAATCTCCTGGCGCGGTTAAATATATGGAAGTTTATGATAAAGTGTCTGAAATTATTACTTCCGGTTCTGGAAAAAAATCAAATAATAAAAAAGCCAAAGGGAAAATTAGAAAAGGGGCTATGATGGGTGTCTTGGATGTTTGGCACCCAGACATTATCGAATTTATTACTGCTAAACAACAACAAGGACGATTAACTAAATTTAATATGAGTGTTAATTGCTCTGATGAATTTATGAAACGTGTTATTGATATTGAAAATAGTACTGATGAATTAGAAATAGCAGAATTAGATAAATGGGATTTAATATTTCCTGATACTACTCATGAAAAATATAAAGAAGAATGGGATGGTAATATTCAATCATGGGTTTATAAAAATTATCCAGTAAAAACATATAACACGGTTTCTATTAAAAGTTTGTGGAATCTTATTATGGAATCTACTTATAATCGTGCTGAACCTGGTATATTATTCTTAGATCGTGCTAATGAATATAATCCCTTTTATTATGGGGAACATATTGCGGCAACCAACCCAAGTATGCCAGCGGGAACTTTGGTTCATACTTATAATGGGGTATTTCCAATTGAAGAATTAGAAGGCAAAAAATTCTTAGTAAAATCTTTAGATGGAACTTGGGCAAACGCTAATTGCTTTTTGTCAGGGGAACACGAAAAACTATTGGAATTATCTTTAGGTGGGAAATATAGAACCGTAAAATCTACCCCTAAACATAAATGGCCAGTATTAGATATTACTACTAATACAATTAATCGAGTAGCAACAAGTGATCTAAAAGTTGGGGATTATATTCCTCTAAATCGTAATGAAGATATTGGAATTTGTGGTGACATGAGTTTAACCCGTGATGAAGGATTTTTTGTTGGGTATTTTGTTGGGAATGGTGTTATCTCAAAGAGAAAAAATGTAGACCAATATAATTGTGGTATCACTTTCCCAAATAAGATTATTGGTGAAAAGGTTGTTAGGATATTGAACACATTAAAAGTAAATAAAACCAATTTATGCGAACAATATCGAGTTGGACGAAATGTAGAGTATGTTGCGCAATTCTCAGATAGAGGGTTTATTGAAAAGTTATTCACTCGATATGGTATAAACCCAAATTCAAAAACTATTCCAGATAGTGTTTGGGTTAGTAATGACGAATATATTAAAGGATTTGTTGATGGGTTATTAAGTGCAGATGGGCATGTTTCTAAAGATATTAAAGATATCAGAATATCTTTAACTACTTCAAGAAAAGAATTAGCAATTGATTTTAGTAAATTATTAAGTTTTGCTGGGATAAATTCTAACATTTATTATAACACTATAGAATCACCTAAATTTCCTAATGGCAAAACTTATGATCGTTCTTATAGTATTTACTCAGTTCGTATTGGTGGTTTTAATGTAGTAAAATTTAATAATGTGTTTACTATTTCTAATGAAGATAAACAAGAAAAACTTAGAAATTTAGTAGCGTATAAAAAAACCAAACCAGTAAACAAGTTTGATGACTATATTAAAATTACGGGTATTTCCGAAACAAAATCAGAAAGGGTTTGGGATATTTCTGTATATCATAATCAACACGTTTTTCCTGCGCAATGGTGTTATACTGGAAACTGCGGGGAACAGGTTTTGGCGCCTGGTGGCGTGTGTTGTTTAGGCAGTATGAATCTTACACAATTCATTAATAACGAAGGAACAGATTTCGATTATGATAAATTAAAAAAATATATTAGTTATATGGTAAGATTTTTAGACAATGTTAATCAATATTCTAATGCTCCTTTACCAGAATACGTTGATTCTATGAGAAATAAGAGAAGAATAGGAGTAGGAATTCTTGGTTGGGGTTCTTCTTTGTTTATGTTAAAAGTTCGATTTGGTTCCAAAAAATCTGCGGAACTTAGAGAAAAGGTAATGAGCACCTTAGCAACCACGGCATATGAATCATCTATAGATTTAGCTATTGAGAAAGGAATGTTTACCTATTGCGATCCTATTAAACATTCTAATGGTAAATTTGTAAATTCTATTGGTTTATCTGAAGAATATATGGATAAACTTAGAACTACAGGAATTAGAAATAGTTCATTATTATCAATTCAACCAACTGGAAGCACGGGAATTTTTGCTAATATGGTTTCTGGGGGATTAGAACCAATATTTATGCCAGAATATATTAGAACCGTAATTGTTCCTGTTGCTCCTGAAGAAATTGCAGATAAAACTCCTAAATGGTATGAAGGAGAGTGGTATGAAACGGAATTATTTAAGTTTGTGAAAGAAGGTGATGAAGATATGCTTAGAGGAGTATATAATGGAATCACATACAAAATTGATAAAAATCGTGGTTTATTGAAAGAAGTAGCGTGTGTAGATTATGGCGTAAGGTATTTAATGAATAAAGGGGAATGGAATTCTAATGCCGATTATGCTGTCACTGCATTAAATGGATTAACCGCAGAGGACCATCTAAACGATTTAATCGGATTCACTAAGTATATAGATTCGGCGGTAAGTAAAACAATAAATTTACCTAATGAATATAAGTATGAAGATTTTAAGGATATTTATTTAACCGCTTATGAATCTGGACATGTAAAAGGTGCAACATCGTACAGAAGTGGCACAATGGCTACAGTATTATCTTCTAAAGAAACGGAAAATAATGGGTATGATGAGGAAATCATTTTAGATAATGTTAAAATGCCCACTTCTACAGATGCTACTATGAAAGTATTAAAAGCAGAGGGAAGAAAATGGTATCTTACAATTGTATGGAATGAAACAAAAAAAAGACCTTTTGCATTATTTGTTCATACTAATCATCACGAAAAAACAGTTACGACTCATGATGGTGTAGAAAAATTATTAGAATTAGCAGTAGAAAAAAATATTCCCCTCAATTTTATTGAAGGCGCTAAAGAAAAAATAGACAATGATAATAATGCTACTAAAATTACTAGAATAATTAGTTTACTATTAAGGCATGGTGTAGCAATTAAAAATATCGTAAATGTTCTTAATAAAGTAGATAATGTTTTTGTAGGATCATTTTTATTTCAAATTACTAAATATCTTGCAACCTTTATTAAAGATGGAGAAAAAATTGTTGGAGAAAAGTGTATGGAATGTGGATCAGAAACAATAATTTATCAAGAAGGCTGTAAAAAATGTACTTCTTGTGGTAGTAGCAAGTGCGGATAATCTAACTAACATACCAAATACGCCAAAAATAGCAAAATATTCTGAGAAAGTGCTTGCTGTTTTTGGTGGGTGGGGTATAATAGTTATATTGTATCAAGTGGGCATTAAAATGAAATTAGCACCATACCAAGATTCTAAATTGATATATCTTTTGGTAACAATTGATGATATAAACAAATTGCCAAAAGCAGATTACACCATCGATTTTCAGGACGGCAATTTTTGTTTAGAGTTTATACGATCTATTCCTAATTTAATAGGGTTGCAATTATGTGGCGTCAAAATAGATACAGTGTTTAGTTAAGATTATTTGATGACAAAATTATAAATTTGGTACCTAAACTATGAATCAATATCCTAAATATGAACTAAATGACAATACAGAAACTCGTATAGCCAAATGTATTCAATTTGAATTAGAACATAGAGGAAATTATAAGGCTTGTGCTAGGGCAGTTTTGCGAGATATTAAATTGGGCTATATTCAATTTGATAACATTTATAATGAAAATGATAATAAAAGTTAATTACCTAATAGTTTATAAATAATATAAACAACTAATTGGGTAATTTTATGCTATCATTTAATGAATTTCTAGTAGAACATATTTTAAGTATTGGATTAAATTCAAAACATGAAAAATTTAGGGAACAATATCGTTATCAAATTCATGATTTAATTAGAAGTGCTTATAAAAACTCTGGTGGGTATGCTGGTAATGAATCTGGATCAATTGCAGAATCAGATGCAATTCATGATGATATTAATAATTCATTAATAAAAGCAACAATACGTAATGGTAAAATATCTTCAGTAAATCTATATAAAAAGCAATATGGCAGAAAATCTATTGCTTCTGCTACTGATGGAACACCACAAGGTAAAGAAGATTTTAAGAAAACTAAAATAGAAGATCATGAACAAAAACGTGCATGGGGAGAAGTATCAGGGGCGGTTGAACATATTTCTAAAAAATTGGGTATTCCTGGTGTTCCTGCCGATGAAGCTGAAGAATTATTAGGAAAACCTGTTGACAAAGATTCCGAAGACGAGTATCATTATAGTAGAAAGATTGGTGGAAGTTTACACAGAAAAATGATAGTAGGTCATCCGATTAAATGAAAAAATTTATTGTATATTTTCATGGTTATGCTTCATCTCCTAATAGTGATAAGGTTAAACAATTAAAGACAGCATTTCCTAATGATTATGTTTATGTTTTTTTAGCAAATATTGATCCTGATATTGCTATTAAAGAAGTTGGGGAGGAAATTGATTTAGCATTATTGAATCATTTACATGAAGATATTGATATTACCTTTATTGGTACATCATTGGGAGCATGGTTAGCAGCAAAAATGGCTGATTTATATGGAGTAAAATCACTATTAATTAATCCATCATTATATCCAGCAACGTCATTAAAAAAATATAATGTATCTGATACTATTTGTGATAAATATACGCCATTAACTATTACCAATAATTCTACCTTTGTTATTGCTAGACATGATGAAGTGATTGATCATAGTGATTTGATATCAATATTAGACAATAAAAAGATTAAATATTATGTGAATGAAACTGCAACACATAGATATAATGGCAAACACTTTGATGAAATAATTTACAAAGTACTCTAGGAAATAAAATGAAAATTGAATATGATATGACGGGGCATTTTGATCTTGGTAGAGAAAAATGTAATTGTGGTAACGATACTTTTCAAGTAGTATATTTAGGTTCGCCATCTACACCAGCACATATTGTAAGCATTTTAACTAAGTGTTGCATATGTGGTTTAATGCGAGAAATTGCTGTAAAAGAAGCAAAACTTTTAAGAACACAAGAAAGTTAGAATGATTTTATAATTTTAGGATAAACATGTGGAAACTACCCCAAGATTAAGTATGAATATATATAATAACTATAATAAATTTATTGGATAGAAACTTAATATGAAAAATTCATTACCTAATAATACTTTAATACACACTAAACTAGGTATTTTCCCTATTGAAACATTAGAAAATACTACGTTTCAAATTAAAACAGTTGCAGGAAAATGGGTAGATGCATCTTGTAAACAATCTTTAGAACCAGTAAACATTTTAGAATTTACTTTAGGTAAGCATAAACTTATTCGTTCCTCTGTTACTCATCAATTTCCTATTTATAATTTCAATACTGATATTGTTACTAATACTAATAGCAATAATATTAAAGTAGGAGATCATATTCTATTACCCAGAAATGAACCTATTGGAATATTTGGTGATTTAACACTCTCTAGGGATGAAGGATTTTTTATTGGATATCTATTAGGTGAAGGTTGGTTTACTGAAAAAGATGGAGTATTAGATTCTGGTATTATGTTTGAATCTTATGAAAAACATATAGCAGATAAAATATTGTTTACCGTAAATACCATTAGTAATAATAACTCAAGATTGGAATGTGTTATTAATGATTCTAAAGAAAAATATTATTTGAATTGTAATAACATTAATGACTTGTTGATTAATAAGTATAGTCTTATTCCTAATGAAAAGGATATTCCATTATTATTATGGTCCAGTAATGATAATTATATTAGTGGATTTGTAGATGGCTTATTAAGTTCTATTGGTTGTTTTGATACCCCCAAAATTATTTTTACCTCAGATAGAGAAAGTTTTACGGTAAATTTTGGTAAATTATTATCATTTGCCGGTATTAAATCTACCATTCATTCAATAACCTATTCTGCTAATCAATCCTCTAAATGGGAATTACATATTTGTGGTTATTCTATGCAGAAATTTTCTAATGTATTTTGTATTACTAATATCGATAAATGTCTAAAATTAGAGAAGTTAATTAAAGCATTGGTCCCACATGATGAAGATTGGAAACATGATTATCAGGGTGTTTTAGCCATTTCAGAAATTTTACCAGAAAAAGTATGGCATATTACTGTTTATAATAGTCAACATTTATTTCCTATTGAATGGTGTGCTATTCAGGAGTGTAATCGTGTTTTGGCCAGAATTAACCCTTCCACCTATTAATCTCTATTCCCTTCCTTATTATAGTACTAATAATAAACATTGTCAGGGAAAATGTGAATTAAATCAGGACGATATATGTATCGGTTGTGGTAGAGACATTAATGAAATATTAGGAAAATCTGGGTATCATGAACCACATTATATTGGTGGTTGAATATAATTTTGGTTGATGTTATAATTGAATCATGATAAAATATTATACAGATTCCGAATTAGAAGATATTAAAATACGTATCATGAACGATGAAGGTATTTCTGGGGAAATTCTGGAGGAACAAATAAAATTATCAAATGAAATAATAGCAGAAATTATTGCAGAAGAAGGTAATACATGAAAGCAGCAAAATTGAAAAAACTCATTACTGAATTTTTGGTATTAGAAGAAGAACAAAATAAATGGCTAGAATCTATTAATCCAGAAATTAGAGATTGCTTTTTTAGTAATAGTCTTGTAGAATCATTACATAAACAAAAGGATATGCTTCTAAGATTTGTTCTTGATGATCTTTATGATGATGTTTATTGGTTTCTTTATGAATGGAAAGTAGGGTATAACATTACAACCGAAGATAAAGACTATACCATTAATTCACTTGATGATTTTATTGAATATTTAATGAATGAATGGTTAGTTGATTAAAATGTAATTATTTTGACAATTGGATATAAATGTTATGTATAATGGCGATGGATTAAATTTTACTATTTTAAGTATTCTTGCTGTTATAGGATTAGCGGCTAGTTTGTATGGTTTATATTCTCTAATAAGTTTTTTAGTATCTCATTTATCTTGGGTTAGTTAAAAAAATAGTTGACGCCGGTATAACATACGTGTATACTTACTTTACTGACCTAACAAGAGAAACCTAGAGAAATAAAATGAAAGAATTTTTCGTAATGGTAAAAGATCGTAAATCAGTAGGTCTACAGATGGCGGCTTTTTCTAAACGCGCTGAGTTGCTTTTTTACAACAAGTGCGGTATTAAAGCAGTCGCACTAACCATGGACGAATTTGCTCAGGTACTTGCACAAAATAAAAATCCTGATGCCTTAGTATAATACTTTTGCATTTGTTAATTAATAATTGAGAGTATAAAATGAAAAATCTAATGAATAAATTTATGTTGCAACCTAGTTATGTGATTATTGCAGAATTGTGGTTTATTGGGTTATTCGTTTTAATTGTTTTATACGCACCACAAATAGTTACATTGTTACTTTTTGGAAGTATTGGAACAATATATTCCATAGTATCATTGGCATATTATTTTGCTAATAAGACACACTATAATTAATAAAATGAAAAATCTAATTGATAAATTTTTGTTACAACCTAATTATGTGATTATTACAGAGTTATGGTTAGTCGGAATATGTATTTTAATTGGGTTATATAGCCCATTAAAACTTGTATTGTTAATTGGAACTATAGGAACAATATTTTCTATAGCATCATTAATATATTATTTCCTTGTAAAATATGAAAATTCTTAGCAAAATGAAAAATTATTTATATAAACGTAGGGCTGTTATTGCCTTATTATGGTTTTTTTATATCATTATAATCCTATTAAGTAGTCCTCTTTTATAACATGAAACGTAAACCAAAAAATCCTATTACTAAAATTCGTACAAAAAATGGTGATAATGGGTTTACCTATTTTGGTGGAGGTAATATTTCTAAGGGTGAACCTGTTTTAGAATTTGTAGGAAATATTGATGAATCGTGTGCTTTTTTAGGAAAGTTAAATGATGAAGGTCTTTGTGATGATATCATTAAAAAAAGTTTAGTAATATTGTTTGAAATGGGCGCGATGGTTCATTCTTCAGAGGCTTTAAGCAAATATAAATACCGTCTAGATGAATATGTAGTTAAAGTAGAAAATTATATAGATGAGTATATTAACAATAATCATTTAGCGGAATTAAATGGATTTATCATTCCTGCTAATTATAATGCTGATATTATGATTGCTAGAACCGTTATTAGAAGAACAGAGCGGTCAGCAGTAGTTTCTAATCTAAACTGGGCTGTACCAGTTTTGAATTGTATGGGGGACTATTTGTTTCTCTATGCGTGGATTAGAAGTGGTGGATCTCAACAATGGACAGGGTTTGAAAACCATACTTAATATTTTACACAATGCAACTAAACGGAGTACTGCATCTATGTCTATTTATATTTATCGACCCTATTTTTATATTATTCAACATATCAAATCTGGTAAATTTTACGCTGGTGTAAAATATGCTGGAAACGCGAATCCCGTCCAACTTCTAAAATCCAACGGCTACCACACAAGTTCTAGTTATATAAAAAATATAATTCTTAATGAAGGACTAGAATCTTTTGTTATTAGAAAAATCAAAGTTTTTGAAAGTGGTGAAGAAGCATTAGATTATGAATCTAGATTTTTGAGAAGAGTTGGCGCGTCCTTTAACAACAATTTCTTAAATAGGTGTAATAATTCTATTAGTACCTTAAATGTGGATTGGGAAAAACGTAAACACA